ATCTCTGTAGTAACATGAGGCACGCTGAATATCCTTGCGAACGAAGATTCTGCAAATAAGAATCTCTGGTTAATGTGCAGTGCCGTTTCCGGTGTAATCGTCTGAGTCATAATAGACCTCTTCTCCTTTGAATATACCAAAGAATATTGTTGTGCATACGAAAGGTATCGCAATCCACAATAGTGCATCAGCTAAAGTCATTATTCTCCGTCAATCCTAATGATCTTAAATATTCTTTCCACCACTCGGGGTCCCTGCTTCTTTTCCAATTGGGAACAGGTAAACCAAGTTCGGAATAATGTTTTTCAAGGGCCTCATCTATAATCTGTGCGATCTCCATATTCCTCTTCCTCTTCGTCAACGTCCTCATATGGATTTTCCACATAAGGTCCTCGTTTTCTTGAGGGTTCTTTTCTGACATATTCTGATTCAGAATTTACGGCAGATAACCACACAGCAAACTTCATTACTATGTAGATCACAGCGAGAGGCAAGAAGCATAGTAGTAGTTTGTATGTGTTCATTTTCAGACATTACATCGCGCTGAACTTATAATCCAACACCGCTTTATATAGTTCGTCTCTTAGTTGCCAGAGATGCTCTTGTTCACCCCATGGTCTTTGTGGAGATCCCTCCCAAGTTTCTAGTCTTCTCTTTACACAATCATACAACAAATAAACATCTTCAATGTTAAAGTTCATAAAAAACTTATGCTCTTCTGGATTAGTCTCGTCCATCATCATCGTCGTCCTCGTAAGTGGAAGGTTCATCAAAAAGTTCATCCATTTTTAAATCTTGGATTCTCTTTTGAAGTTCGTCATACCCCTCTGGGTACTCTAGTTCTTTGAATGTAACCGACATGAGTTTACCAGTAGTCCCTGGTGGGAGCTCATCTATTTCAGGATGAGACTTATAATCTGGTTTCTTCATGTATCCATCACGCTCCCCCAAGATACGCCACCCCTGAATCATCATGGAGATGGCGATACCCAGAAGAACAAACCAAACTGAATAAAACGCTATTGGGGTAATGTAATCTTGAGCCATGGGAATAGGGGATCGATAGCACCTACGAGCCTGAGGAGACATTCAGCAAAAAGTGCAAGAACAACCCAACCGACACACATAGAAATAATACTAGCATTGCGATTATGCCTCCTAATAGCAGCGTCTATCATCTCTTGGCACTCTTGTTGAGTGACCAAGGAATCAGGTTTAATTTCAGTCATCCTGTGAGTCACGGAGTTCTTCTAACACTGCTTTCTTTGCAGCGATAGCCCCATCAATATAACCAGAACGATACTCCCAAGTCTGACCACCAATTTGGCCTTTCTTTGGATTAATACATTCTTCGTTTCCTAGATTATTGCAGACCAAACCTGCCAAATCTAATTCTGAGTTATCAGATGTATTGCCTGTGCCGCGCCAGACGTGTTGTCCGTTAATCCATACTGCGCCGCATTTAGTGCATTCTGATCTGGAAAGTTTGAGATCAGACAGCTCTTGAGACATTTAGTTACTCCTTGTGGGTTGGACACCAAGTTTCTTCATGTGTCGTTCAAATGATTTTTTCATGAAATACAACCTAAGTTGAACCCACGCATACTTGATGCGGAGCTCAATGAAATAGATTAACCTAAAGGTCGTTTCATATCCGGCGTAGACAATCAACGCGCAGATAATCAGAGCCGTTAGGTAAAATGATATCATACTGGAAGTCTAAACTTGGTATCAGTATTATACTGTCTATTTAGACTTTTGTCTGTATACAATTGTTACTTTTTGTTCTTTTATAAACAAAATGTGGTAAGAATCGTAAATTTAGTTACCGTTTAGCAATTCCAAGCACGGAGAGACTTATTGATTCTGCTATCAGGATCATTGGCAGTTTTGGATGAAGTCAGTTTCTTCTTCATACCTTTCATCCTTGCACAGAATGATGCACGACGCTTATTACCAACTTTCTTAGAAGGTCTCTTCAGATCAGAACCAGGATTCTCACGCTCGTAAGACTTGCGACCCTTCTCATTCAGGCCACCCTCAGGGTTCTTGCCAGACTTTTTCTGCCAGTCTTCTTCTACATGTTCTACTTCTTCATTCTTAGGACGGCAGTCTGGAACCAACTTACCACCTTTCATTTTCATACCAACTTTCTTGTGAGTCTTCCAGCACTCATCAACTTCTTCAGTCTCTTCTTTTGCCATCTTAGTGGCAGTGGCATACATTACAGACTTGTATTCATCACCATAACGCTTCTTGAAATCCTTTACGGATTTCTTCATGCCTTTGACATACTTTTCTTTGTCATCTTTCTCATCGCTGGAGAGTGCTCTCTCACCCATGAGTTTAGGACCTTTTGCCTTTCTTTCGGCAGCTGCTTTCTCACCAGGATTATCTGTCTTTCTAGCAAGGTTGCCAATCTTGGCATCTCTCTGAGCAGATCTGTGAGCCTTCTTATCAATGGTAGGAGCTACTTCTTCCTTTTGAATAAAGAGAGTAGGTTGTTGTGGTTGTCTGTCTGATTCGTAATAGTGAACCAGTCTACCACCAGGATAGATCTTCTCTACATTCGCTTGGAACTCATCTCTGGTTGGTCTCTTGACATCAGGCACAAAGAACTGAACTATCTTACCAACACCTCTGAAGACAAGACTTACGGTGTAATACTTACCAAGTACATTGACTCTTTCTGCTTTCTCTTGAATCGCTTCTTTTACAGGTTCCAGAGAAGCAGGATTCATTGGCTGAGAAATAGGTTTCTGCTTAGAGAGTGCCTTTCTCTGCTGCATCAACTTTCTAGTATTCAATCTCAACTGTTGCTTTTGCAGCAGCATATCTTGAGGAGACATTGCTTCTCCTATCCTTGCTGAGAGTTTAGGTGACAGTGTTGCCATATCCCATGCTTCTGGTCCATAAGTACACTCGGAACGAGTTTCATCCTTTTGGCAAAGAGCGCAATATCTTTTTTCTTCAGTCATGTTCTCTGTGATACAGATACACCTTACTAAGAATATTTAGGCCTATATATTTTATAAGATAGATGAAAACTCCATGAAAAGAGCCTTAGTGCTCCTTGCTATGTTTGGATTGGCGGCACCCGCACATGCCGATATTACTCACAGACTGAGTTCTAGCGTACAGTTGAATGTCAACTCCGCTGCAACACAAGCAACCAGAATTGGTTCTTCCTACAGCGTATCAGGAAGTGGCGTAGATACTACAGACGGTACAACAGCAAATACTATTTCTGCTGGTACTATCACCAGTGGAGTTTATGCTCCTGGAACTATTTCAGCAACTCAAGACACCCCTGGTGCTGCCTTCTCCTATTCTGCTACTTACAATCAAGCAGATGCAGTTCCTACTAGTGCAGTTTCTGTAGGTGATGTAGCGAACTTCGGTTCGATGACTAGCAATGCTGCTGGTACTGCTGGTAGTCTGGCAGGTACGATCACCTCTGCTGGTGCTATGACTTTGACCGCTGGTGGTGCAGGTACCCAGGCAACGGGACAATTCGTTACAGAACTAACCGTTGATTGAGGATCCTCGCGATGATCCGTTTTGGCGGGACAATGTGGAGTATTGCTCTGTGTGCGGCGGGAATCCTGCTTTCAACTGCCACTGCCCAAGCAGTTCCAGTTGTCCCAAACTTCACTCAGGGCTCGATGACGAGTCACACAGAAACGACGAGTAAAGTAACAGAAACAATTAACTCAATTGATTATTCAACAGGATGGCAATACACCGTGACAGGGACAAACGTCGGAACTGGTTCCGCGTCATTGAGTCCTTCAACAAACACAAATACAGTAACAGTAAGTCCCATGGGTGGGGTTTCGGGATCAGTAAGTTCAACCAGCAGTTCCCTAAATCTCAACAGCAGACCGAACTATTCGATCATCAACTCAGGAGCACCTTTCCAGTTCACGGAAACGTATCAAGGACCTGGGATGACGAATCAAACAGTAATTCAAAGGGTCACGGAAATCACAAGCGTGACCGATACAACCTCAGTGTTTACGGATTAATCCTATGTCTTGTAAGTGCTCTTCCTGCTCGTGCAGAGACTGTCGGTGGTGTAAGTGCAACGGCAAGTCCGATTGCAAATAGCACAGGATCAGTCACCAACCAGGCTATTCAGGTCCTTCAGGGTCCTTATATCACCAACACATATGGTGATGGTATCAGCTGCCAAGGACCCACTCTAAACTTCACGCCATATGTGACTCAATCGAAGAGTTATCAATGGCCTTATGAACCAACCTATAACGATCCTGTCTACGATATGTCAGACTTGGACGAGGATGGAATTTTGGATAATCCAGGTGGGATTCTCTATGAAGTTCCGACTAGAACTGGACAGAAAGATAATCACAACAGAAGCATAGGTTTCTCTGCTACTTTATCTTTTCCTCTGGATGGAAAAGCGCAGGAATTATGCAAAAAAGCAGCAGCAACTCACAACGCTTATCGTGCGCAATTACTTGCTAATAAGCGTCTAGATTTTGAACTTGCGAGACTCAAAAATTGTGGAGAAATGAAAAAGCAAGGAATTTATTTCCACCCCAAGAGTCCTTACTATGCGGTATGTGCAGATGTGATGGTTAACAATCCTCCAGGACATGCACATCCACATACTCACTCTATTCCTTCCCCTTCAGCTTCCGCAGGGCGTGCGAGCGTATCCGCTGCTGCTCTCGTCGCTGCTTTAGGGATTCGTTCTTCTGCTTCTGCCCAATAAGTTTTTGCACTTTACCTATAATCTTCATGTTTACTGGTTTAATATCCTTAACCAGTAAATCTGCCAATGGTTT